ATAGTAACAGTATAACCTGAGTTAATTTGAATTGGACCTGCTGAAAATCCGTTTGTGAATTCTACACCGCCGTTTGCAGTAGGACCGACAGTTAAGTTCTCTCCAATATTTGTACCGTTGGTTCTAATGATAGAACCTTCACCAATAGCAGGACCACCCCCACCAACATCAGACCACCCAGGGTTGCCTTGTGCGGCATCCTGTTTGTAGATCTGTGCCATATCTTCTGTCGTATTGTAGATGACAGTACCAAATGCAGGTGTGCCGAGGGCATTGACCTGTGATTGGTTAAGTGGCGGTAAATTTATTTGTTCGGAAATAGACCACGCTTCAACTAGACCTCTAGTTGTCGCTTGTATCTGATTACCATTAATCTTTGTTGACATAGGATCCTACTGCTCCTCTTCTATTTAGATGACTAGTTCCCTGATCTGGACCACATCACCAGTTGAGGGTGGAGTACCGATTGAGAAGTCAACAGCGTTGCCGCTAACTTGATAGTCAGTACCTGGGATTTGGGCGACACCATTCAAGAATACAAGAACAGAGTAAGAGGTATGCCCTGGGGAAATAGCAAAGGATGATGTTGACCCGTTACCATTGTATGTGACCCCGTTATTGTCATTAGCAAGACCTGTTGCAAGTCTATACTTATCAGCAGAACCATACTTACCAGTAACATCTAAGTCACCAGAAATGAATGTGTTACCACTGATCTTCATTCTATTGGATGCATCAGGTGCCATTCCAATACCATAGTTAGTGACACCACTGAACCTACGTGCAGTAATTGGTCCAGTATCTGTCATACCAAATTTGTACCAAGTTCCTGAATCGTAGATCCATCCAAGTGAATCACCTGACTGCCAGTCGATATTATAGATAATATCACCATCGTTAAATGCCAATGCAGCATCAATATCTGGTTGACCTGACCCATCATCTTCTGCAAGGAATGTCTGCTTTAGTACGGTACCATCAGTGTTACTATAAGTCAGTTTCAGAGTCTGAATATTCTCCTGAGCAGTAATTCTCTTCTGGAATGTAACTGGACCTGAGAATACAGATTCTAACTGGTTAGATGCACCACCAATAACAGTTAGTTTGTCAGTAAGAACAATCTCTGAGAACGTCTCAATAGTTGTACCTTCTTCACCCAACACGTTAAGTTGTGCAATATCTTCGTTAGTGATCTGACCTGTAACTGGGTTGATAACTTGGTTACCAACGAATAGTTCACCGTCAGAGTTAACACCTGAGTAGTATGCAACACCTGCTGCTTCTTTCAATGACTGCGACAGTCTGACCTGTGCAGGTGATAGAACTTCCACCTGTGTAGATGGGAATGCAGTTGAGTAGTTACCTGGCCCAAATCCAAGATATTCAAACGTGTGACCAGATGCTCTAAGGATGGAGTATCTTCGTAGTTCACATAGAATAGGAGCAACTGAGTTATCAGCGTTCAACTTCAGAGGGATCTTTCTCTCTTCTTCATCACCAAGGCGTCCTGTAACAACTATACTGTTCAGTGTATTAGATGTTGTGTTATATCCTAGGTTGTTTTCCTGTTCAAGTAAGAAGAACTGTGTTGTCTCTTTAGTGATAGAGAGTTTTGTGTTCTCATTAGGTGTAGGTGTGGCACCATCAGTGGTAGTAACAACGCCAAGAATGTCATTGTCAGCAACTGAGATAGCGGGACCTGGGTCTGCTACTGGGTTGTCTCTGTCAAATGCGGGGTATAGATCAACTGTCTGCTGTGAGAATGCGAAGTCATCAAAGTTAGATGTAGATGGAGCAACTGATGCATTCAGGAATGTCAGATAGTAAATACCATCCTTGAGACCTCTTTCAAATACTTGATAGACTTCTACTTCATAGATGTAGTATGTCTTGTCATATGCAGGTGAGTTAGTCTCTGAAGATCTAGGTTGTACCACGAAACCAGTAATGGGTTGTCTAGGAATCGGGAACGCATCCTTGTCCAGTACATATCTAAATCTGTAGATTCTATCTTTAAGGTCTCTTGCGTCGGGTACTCTTCTAATGAATGATGTCGGTGTGAATCCAAGATTTTGATACTGACTGTTAGCAATTAGAGTTGTATAGATGTCGTTCTGGTTTGAATCGACTTGTAGATACCAGTTAGACTGGTTAGCATCCCACTTGATAGGTGAGTTGTCATCACCTGGGGATGTACCTGTAACATCACCACCTGAAGGATCAATCTTCGCTGTGTGTGTTGTTGGTGAGTTTGCACCTGAAGCAATCAACAGAACGTTAATCTTGTCAGGTAGTGTAGGTGAATCTCTTCTAGCACCAATGGTATAACCCTGAATCTTAGAGGGTGGTTTACCTGTTTCGTTTGTATATCCGTAGAGGTATAATTTTGTAGGGTCTGCTGCAGCACGGATCTTATTAATATCAAATGTCACCCAGTTGATAGAGATCTCTGCTACGTCTGAAATATCTTTTGGTGGAATTACGTGTGTAATTTGACCTGCTTTATCTTTCGTAAATGATGCTGACTTAAATCCTTTACTTCGAAGAGACGTGTTACCGAAGTTACTGTTAGAGTTAGTAATCGAAAGGTCACCACCACTATCTGAGAAGAAGTGATCACCAAATCCAACAGCGAACACAGAAACGACCTGAATGAAAGCATCATTACTTGCTTTAATGTGGACGTGTCTCCATCCTTTTCTGTACTTACATAGTCCGTTAATATGTGCGCCAGATCCGCTTGCTTGTGCTTCATAGTTTCCTGTTGATGGATTATATAATACGAATGCTCTGTCGTCCTTCTGTAGTGAAATACCAGTGAACTGAGCAACAACCATTGATTTGAAACCAGTGGCGAGTGAACCATCTGCGTGCATACCACAAATACCCCACACAGAACGTAGGGAGCAGTTGAACACATATGGTGACGCTGAGTCAACCGTGTCAATCTCAACTTTAACCAGTACGTTAGAACCAATCGCGTTACCTGACGGTTCTGCTGACATCTGGTAGGTAAACTGGTTACCCTGTGCTGACGTTACGAGGAAGGATCCGTTGTATAGATTAGAATCTGTCTCTGTCGGTCCAGTAACACCAGAGATGTTAACTGCAACACCCACAGAGAAACCGTGATTACTAGGGTTATCTTGAATATCAACCGTAAAAGCAGTTGCAGTTTGACCATTTCGGATAATCTGAGATACTCGGAATTCGTCTGAAATCGGACCAACGATCCTGTTTTCTTCGACTCTTGCCTGTAACTGGTCTTGTGCGATAGTTCCAGAGGTATCTGGAATTGTTGCGTATGCCTTTGAGATCTTCTGATAGTAAAGATCTAGGTCAAGGATCGTAGCATACTCAAAACAAGTAATCTTATGGTGTGAGAAGTTAGGTGCAATAGTATCTGCAACGTCTCCTCTATAATATACCCCGTTATTGTCCCCGTCAAAGAAGGACATCTGCCAGAAGTAAGTACCACCAGTCAATCTGAAGATTGCTGATGCCCCTGGTTCGTTTGCACCTGTAATACCAAGTGATGCGTTAATAGTAGGATATGGAACATACTTAGGAATGATCTTAGTTCTTCTAAGGTCAGATCCAACAACAGAACAACCTCTGGGTACGATGATTCCACCGTTCACAGAGTTAAATTTGTATAGGATATTGTTAGGAGAAGTTAAATCAAAGTTTGTATTTTCGTCAAACGGCGTAATCTCGTTAAAATTGCTGGTCCCTGGTCTATTATCTAGAACGTATTCTGAAGGATATAGGTATATACTGAATGCGTCAAATTCGTCATTACTAAGTCCAACTCTATATGAAAATCTCGATACCTCAAGGAAGGCACGTTGCAACGTCTTAAACGGGCGCAGTGCCGAGTTACCTCGGTTGTCGTAAGCATCCGATGCATCGAAGTCGTCGGGGTTGACGTATATAATACGACCAGTCCTCGACGTGATGATATTTTTAAGACGTGTTAGTGCCATCTTCTATAGGAATCCTGTCTATATGGTTATTTATGAAGGGTCAAGATTAGGTTATGGAGCAGCACCGCCGCCTCCACCAGCACCACCGCCACCTGCAGCAGCTTGGTTGTACTGATCGGGTAAGAAATCGTTCGCCTCATTCTCGAATCCATTCACTTGGAATGACAAATCTGCACTTGATGCATAAACCACAATGTGTGAATTAGGTCCTACCACAATTCCACTATGTTTGTTAGCACCATTAGCACTGATAGCATAGTCATAATAAATGTAATCTTCAGTTGCAAGGTCACTAGGGGCAGTAACCGAACTGGCAGTGACTGTACTTCTGTCAGCACCCTGTTCAGGGGGTGTGTCAACGAATGTGTCTGCCCCTGCAAATGCTGCAGATCCAACTCCAAGAGCAACAGAAAGAACTGGAGCAGTCCAGTCTGTGACCCAACCATACTTACCACCAGTTACAGTACCAACAGTAATTGTTGAAGTACCAACCAAGAATGTATCACCAGTGACCCAAGTTCCATCCACATCATAGAGAAGTATCTCTGTGTATTGTGGGTTTTGTACAACAGTTAAACTAGCAGAATAAACTGTAGTACCTGCAGTTGAAACAGTTCCCTCAGCATAGTAATACAGTGGGTTAGGTGATTGTGATGTGGGAATAAGATCAATGATCCCGTCCGTTCCAGCAGTACCAGATTTCGTTACACCAGTTGTGTATTCTGTACCTGCAACTGGAGTCGCTCCTGTACCCTCTTGTGTATCAGAGAATCTAAGAGGAAGTGAAGCGTTTGTTGAATCTGACTGATCAAATCTGTATGTTCTTTCCACATCCATAGAGAACGTAGAAGGAACAACTTCCTGACCTGAAACAGTACCCCAAACAAATCCTGTTGTGTAGATAGCACTTGAAGTTGCAGTGAACTGAGTGTCAACAGTAGCAGCAGAAGTACCACCTGTAACAGTCTCAGCACTGTCAAACCAGTTGACCATTGCTTGAGCACCCTGTGACATAGGTGTGACAGTTGCACCATCAGCGTGTGCAGCATCTACAGTACCCCACTGACCTCTGGTAACTGAAAGATCGTTACCAACTACACCAGTACAAAGCATAATCTCGTTGCCAACACGTAAGTATTGACCAGAGACGATTACAGTACCATCAGTAACAGTCAACGTAGTGTCTGCTACAGCGAACTGTGCACCTTCGTTAATAGTTGTAGTGGTTCCTGAATCTTGGAAGAATGAAACCATCTGTCCTGACGGGTGTGCAGCAGCAGAGGTACCGAATTGTGCTCGTGTGACAGTTGCGTTAGCACCGCCAGTTGTGCCACTGTAGAAGGTAGGAGTACCCACTTGGATGACCTCAGGAGTATATCCATTGACTCCATCAGATAGTACGAAATATGAACTACCAGCAGATGCAGTACCATCACTCATCTTGAGTGTTGTTGCACCTGAAGCAATGTCTGCAATCTCAATATTCATTGTGGTCCCGATACCACGGAATGTTGCAGATACACCTGAAGTACCACCAGTTACAGTTTCACCGCCCTGAAATGTTCCTGAAATACCAGTTGCATCAATACCAATAGAAGTATATGTCTTAACCTTCACATAGTTCGTGATAACACTGGTATCAACAACCACGTCCAAGACTGATGCTTGTTTAGCAAAGTCAGAAGAAGAGATCTGTAAACCAGGGGTTGCATCGGATCTTGAAATCCCAGGTGCAATTTCCAGTTTATATGTTGAAACTGGGTTACCTCTATTAAACTTGTAATTACTCGCGTCTAAAGTGAGTTTCTGAGTGTAGTCTTTAAGACCAACTCGATAAGTCGCAGCGGATCCACCTCTTTCCGATGCTAGTAATACGGTGGATGCTGTATTCAACTGACTAGTCGAGTACAGCACAGTATTTGTTGTTGCTGCAGGGGCGGATGCAGCGAGTCTACCTGCGCTCATTTTTTAGAAACCTGAGAAAAAGTGTTGTTGTAATCTTAGTCTGCCACCAAGATCAGGAGCAGAAATTGAACCACCGAAACTAACACCAAGTGTCGTAACGTTTTCGGTTGAAAGTAACGTTGCATCAGCATTCGGGAATCTGATAGAACGTGTTCCTTCTACATTATCTAGCACAAAATTGATCTTGTTCTGATCGTTGTCTCCACTGATTAGTTGAAGACCTACCACAGATTTGTTCTCGATAACCTGTTGTGCTTTCTCAGTAACAACTACGTTATTAGATGAGATAGGAACATTCAGATTATTATGTGGGAACGCATAACGTAAAAGAGTTGTTCCAGAAATAGCAGATAGATCGAACTGGATACGTTTGGTAACGTCAGTTGCGTCTGCAAATCTAGGATCAGCGTATTCTTTGTTTTTGAATACCTGAGTTGATTCAGTACCTGCAACTGTAAGTGACTGGTCAGGGAAAGTAACAATACGATCAGAAGTTACATCACCAGATTGGAATGTGACTTGTGGTGTCGGATTATTAGCATCACCAGACTCAATATTACTAATTGAGGGGTTAATGAAGTTTTTGTTACTAACATTCTGTTCGGTAACAGTATCAAGAAGTGTTGATTGTGCAACACCTGCACCATAATCAGGAAGTCTATAGAGGTGAGTTCCAGGGGATTCCCAAGAGTCACACTCAAATAGAGCAATCTTACTAGTGTCAGATGAACCAGTAATTCTCAAGTCGCCATCTTTGATGATGATCGTCTTGTTACTGATAGTCTGTGCAGTATCGTTACCTAAAAGAGTTGTTGATGTAAAACTACCTGTGCTTGGAAGTGCGAAGGTACGAATACCTGCACCAGTTGAAACACCAGAGATTTCAAATTTTGCTTTCTTATCTGGGTTCTGGTCATCTGCAATAAGCAGGTTGACATCTTGGAACTCAGCAGGTCCATTCACTAGGAATCTACCAGATCCCTGTGGACGCATATCGATATTAACGTTGGAAGATGTAGTATCTCCAGCGATCATTCGAATCGTAGCAGAACCGTCAGCGTTTGGTTGCTTTCTATAGTACATACTTGATGTACCAAAAGCAATACCAATCTCATTATATGAATTCTGGTATAGTCCTGTGTCCCTATCCAAATCGAACGAAAGTCCAGGTTGGGACTGACTTCCTGCGGATACACCTTTGAAAAGTTGATTTATTTTTGCTTTTCTATTCGGTATCAGCGGGTCAGAAATCACAACGGGAAGAATCGCTTCTCCCGTCAAAACGGCATCTGCCAGAGTTTCTAATTGTGAAATTCTTTTTGTTCCCACTTGACTCAGGCGCTTTTTTATACAATCTTATTTATACACGTTGCAGGTAGAGGTCTTGAAGCGTCTCTTTCAGACTACCAATATGCTTGGATCCGATAGAAATTTGAGGGTACGATGCACCCTCTCCAAATTCATTCTCAAATGCTCGTTGTGTAAAGTGATGATTTAGTTGATATGTTTGAAAGTCGAAATCTTGAGATTGAAGGAACTGTTCTGCTCTCTCACACTCTTGTGAACCATTGCTGTACAAAACTGCATTCGGATGACTCATCTGTCGCCTTTTAAGATACTACTATTTACCCTTACAAACCATTCCAGAATGTATCTGATGGTGATTGCATATTTCTTGAAACAATATACAAAACTACATTACAAGTGAACCACATTAGATTGGTTACCCACGCTTGTCTCCAGCAATATTTCCTATTCGTCTGGACTATAAAATTATTCCTCTCGTTTACCTCTTTAAAAGCAGAGAAAGGTCTGTATTTCAACCACTGTTCTAACAGTAGTGATATTACGAATCCAACTGCGAAGATGTAGAAGAACAAGTTCAACACACCTGCTGCTGTGAATAGAAGTGATAGCATTTAGTTCTGTGGTTTGTGGTCTTTGAATTTATCGTGGTTACCGTCCCCAGGCATTTTGCCAAAGGCAACGTATTCGATTGCTTGTAGAGAACCTTCCAATCTTGTCAGAGCGTTCTCATTCTTTATATACTCTTCATACCAACCTTGTAGGTCATCTTGTCTAGCAGACAATTGTTCTTTACGTTTAGTAAAGCGAGCAATAAGTTGCTCGTAATTTTCAACAGGTTTTGTCATAATGTTCTCTCTAATCTGGTTGTTGCTTGGTCTGGGAAATCCCTTGGTCTACTATCAGTAGCATTGTCAGTTCTAGGAGAACCTTCGTTTGCCTTCATAGTATGTTGATAGTTTGGTCTTTTATACCTCATATAGAACGGGTCAGGCATCCAGTAGGTAACTTGCCATTCTTGATCAGGACATAGTTCGAGATGTTTCTCTACAGTATGAGAGAAACTACCGAGTTGGATGTAACCATCGTGACTGACACACCTACCATCACCAGTGTCAACCAAGAACATCATCTTACTACTCAATCTCTCTGTCTCCAATCATCTGGTTTATCGTGATGAAACCAATCATTGATGTCATCAGCGTCGGTGAACCCTGTTCTTGTATCGGATGGGTCTGGTTCACCTAACCCCATCCTATTCAGAAAATCATCGGTACTGCCTTCATCGATCCCTTTGGATGCTCGTCGTGCCTGACGCATCCACTCTCGGGCAGTTGTATGACTCTTTGATAATTTCTCTGCCCAGATCATATCTGAGATTGATACTTCTTCTCCTTTGGAGATTTTCTTACAGATCCCTTCGAGTCGAAGTCGGTAAGCAGTTGAGAGCATTGTCTACGAGCGTTTTGATTATTTAGAACCGAGTATCTCTTTCAAGGCATCAACCTTCTGGAATTCAGCGTACGCTGACTCTGATCGATCTGAAAGGATACCAAGAATGTCTGACAAAATGTCATCGTTATCAACGTCATCGTTGATGTAGGAGTCTAACGCTTCCTGTAAGTAGCGTCTCCTGTTCCATTCTGGTGAATAAGGTTTGTAGTGTGGCATTATTAAAATGGCAATTCCTCTTCACATCTTACCACGTCTGTCAACTCAAAGACGATAGGGTGGCAAGATTCCATAATGAGGTATTGGGAGTGCCTATAAAGTTCCTCCATAGTATAGCACATTTTTTCAGTACATTCATCTATTAACTCAGGAGTTGGTCGATCAACTTCATCAAACGTAAAGGGGATGCCATTGATGTACCACATCTTGACGACACCTTGTCCGTGAATAAGTCTAAAATCTGAATTTACCGTGTACATTTTACAAACTCAAAAGGTCCTTTTTCTGATCCCCATAGAAGAGTTCCTGATTTGTCCCACCCTTTGTCAGACGTTTCCCAAGAGTCTTTAGTAAGTCTTGCCTTGGTTTCAACTCTCCTACCTTGTTCGTCAATCCTTTCAGATTTACCGACCCAAACACGATCTTGGACTTCTGTGAACGTCATATCACTGACGTTGATTCCATCTTTGAAAGTTTGTAGGATTAGTTGATCATTATCAATAACAATTTTATGTTCTCTCTGGCGATATACATCACCATTCCAGTCATACCACTGTTTAGTTTTCAATACGTCATCTTCGTAGTACCACTCATAATGTACATAAGCAAATGAAGTCGGGTTGAGTTGACATTGCTTGATGTTATGCCAGTGGTGGACTAAGTGATCAAGAAACTTTTTCATAGATCTAATCTATATATTTTCTTTTGAAAATGAATGGTCCTGGAGTTTTACCCCACGTCGTACCTTTATCAATAGATGTAAATTCTTCAGCAGTCACAGTGACGTAAGAATATACGTCTTCACCTCTGCTATTCTTAGCATCCTGTTCAGTTCTACCACAGAAACCACCCTTCCCTACCTTAGTGAAGAGCATACTAGGTTCTTGAGTATTATCCTTGCGAAAGGTTTGCAACTCAATGTGATTACCTTTGTCCAAGAGTTTGTGATTACGCTCTCGGTACATTTCTCCATTCCAGTCATACCATTGAGCAGAATGAATCTCTCCATCTTCTTCCCAGAACTGATAGTGAACGTGGGAGAAATGAGATGGAGAGTTCTGTGCTTGTTGTTTGTTTTCCCAAGGATGAAACAACAGTGACTTTAATTCTTCAATCTCGGTCACAGCATCTTATGAGCGGCAGCAGTCTCTTGTGCAACGTGTGCACCAAGTGCTCCTTCGCTAGGTAAGTTGTCCATATTGGGTAGTTGTTCTTCTTCATTAAGAAGTGAATCTACTTCAGAACCAATAGTGCGCCCTGGGGCAACTTGTGTCATAACAACATTACCTTTAGGTGCTTCGATGAGAACATTCTCACCGCGTTCAACAAGTTTGAACAAGAAATCAAAATTTTCTTGTGCTTCGTCGATAGTAACTCTAATCATAGGTTTTAATCATCGTGGTCATCAAATGGATCGTCAAGTCCCTCGTTATCAAAGAATCCTTTGTAGACGCCATAGAAAACAAAGATCACAACGATAACCATAATGGAGATCGGAAATGTGATATTTGGATCAGCGTTGTAGTGATGGATCATAGTAAATAACAAATAGATTCGTTGTCAACTGCCCCTTGGACATTAGTTACGGATTCTCGGAATCCTTCTGCTCCTTCTTCGGTGAACTTATACCGAATCTTTTCAATATTTCCATCACTAACTTGTATGGACAGGGTGCGTTTCGGAAAATTGATCCAAACATAATCAACGTACAATTGGTCTAGGTACTCGTCAGTCATTTGTATGTAGGATAGCAATCGATAACTTGCAGACCATACATAGATGCTGCGGTTTGACGTGCCTCTTGTGCAGAGAACACTTCGTCAATTATAACACGTTTGATTGGACCGTTTGGTCTACGAAGGAGAACTTCGTACTTCCTTGCAGGCATTGAATTCTTGTGACTGACCTTAGTATAGCACTAATTCAGCATAATGGGTAGTCCAACGAACTGTGCTAGACCACCTGTACAACCTGCTGTGTAGACTCCAGTTCCAACTGTATATGCCATAGCACCGTTGTTGACAGTGTTTAGGATAGCACCACCTGCTCCTGTAACGAATTCTCCGATACCACCTTTAGGTGTTTTAACCAGAGTCAAGTGACCACCACCTGTACCTGTAACTAGATCCACCATACCCCCAGGTTGTCCTGTACACTCGGCAATACGAACGTGTGCAGCAGGGAGAGGTGATGTACCTGCTCCTGATCCACAAATAGTAAGGTCAAGACCTTTCATCAAAGTACATCTACCTGTCAATCCAGGGATCACATTAGTCATTCCAATGTTCTGGAAAATAACATTGTTGATAAACTCAGACTTCCACGCTGCCTCGTTGATAATCTCACCAGAAACAGTGTTCATTAATGTTGTACACTTATTATTAATTGCTGAAGCGTTTAAACTCAACTCACTGTGAGCATTCAATTTAATATTTGCTGCTTGAATCTGATAGTCACCCTCATAAGCAACGTTATAATCTGATGAATATGTTTGTGCTGCTTTAGAA